CATTATTGACGGCAGGTGGAGTGAATTTTTGTTTTTGAGTAATCTTTCCAAGTTGATCTTCTAATCCTACTAAGTTTCCAAATGAATAATCATATTCCAGGGCATTTGCACACACAAAATGTGGATGATCAACCGAAACACCTAGTTTATTGCACATTTCTGCATGATTATCTTCCATAAGTTCTACTCCATAGAGCATATTATCGTTGATGTGTGATAAAGAGTGATATTTCAATAATTCTGTCTGCAATGCTAGTAGGAAGTTCCCTGACCCTGCTGAGTTGTCCATAAATCTACTCTTGTCATTTTTTAGGATAGATTCGGGGATCTCTGATACCATTTCTGCACACAATTCCATGGGAGTGAATACCTCACCAGTCAGATCAATTCTTTCATCAGTCCTTTCAATATCTGATCCTACTATTGAATTGTGTGTATTTTTAGACATATTGATCTTCTACGATGCTTCTAAGATTATCCCAGAAAATTACATTATTGTCCACACGTCTTGCCATCTCTTTATAACTGATGCAATGCACATTTGCCATAGCATGTTTAGGATGGACTCCCTTACATGAGGTGACAATAATTACATTCTTTCCATTATATTGTAGACCTTCATTCATAGTTGCATCTGCTGCAACATTACTAATGTTATCCTCATTTGTCAGATACTTAGTAATATCTGCCTTAAATTTGAATTGAATGGCATTAGGCAGTCCGTCAAGTGTAGAGAGTCCACGTCCATCAATACCGCGATCATAATCGAAGTTTGGTTCATAGTTTGCTGTGTATGTTAGGGTGTGATCCCCATTGAAAAATTTGAAGAAATATTCACCAAACCATTCAAATCCGTCTCCCATAAACTTTAATGGATCATAGAAATCTGGATCTTGCTTCTTACCCAACTCTACCAACTTCTTGAAGAACTTTGATAGTTTGTTCTCTGCAACTAATGAAGAGAGATCTTCACAATCATAACCAAATGGGTGTTGAAGTTTCATGATCAGAGTTGAGATTGAATGTAAGAGAGTTGATCAGCAGTCAGAACTTCTTCAAATGGGATACTAGGGAGTTGTGAAATATCACCACCTGAAACTCTACCATTAGAACACATTGTCATGATAATCTTTCTTGCAATATCACTATTAAGAATATCTGCAACCTTTTGTGCCTCTTCAATAGTATCAAAATACATCACCAAAGTGCTCTCTGTGTTGTATGCTGCATCATCAACATTCACAACATATGGATTCTTCATCCTTGAAACAAATACCCTTGGTTTGTTATAATCAGAGCCATATTTGACGGAGGTATATTTTACTTTACCATTGTCAATCAGTTTGTACTGATGCGAATCAGTGGGTTGATCTGTAAAGTCCTTCGCGAGTTCTAGATTCTGACCATTCTTCTTAAGAAAAGAACGAACACCCGCAAAGTTATACTGACCAGAAACACTGAAAGACAGTTTATCACCATCATATGATGTGAGAGTGTTGATGATATTCTGAACAGTAGAGTCTTTATAGACTTTGAACACATTTTTCACATCAATTCTCTGACCATTTACTTCAGTCAGATGACCCAATGTGTAAGACTTTCTAGCAATCCACCTACAAATATCTTGGTGAATTCCTTTGAATTGAGATTTCAGATTGAATTCAACATAATCAAGATCAACTTTGGTATCCTTACCAGAAAGAAGTGAGGTAAATTTATCACTACCAGAAAATGCAGATTCGGGAGTGATAAAACTAATAATTCCACCATCCTTCAGCATATTGATAGATTGTTTTGAGAATTCATACCACAGTGCTTTATATCCAGATCCCCTTTTATTGCCACTCTCTTTATCATTCTGATAAGGAGGGTTGCCAATAATAACATCGAACTTCATATCACACCTGTTGTAGTTATTCATAGTAGGAACATAGTATTTAATACCACTATTCTCGCACACTACTTTGACTTTATTATAATATTGTTCCTGTGCAGATGTCAAATCACGATGATCATTCTCCAACAGAACAATGTTAGTGAAACCTTGTTCTTTGAGGTGAGTAGAGAGAATCAAGAAAGCATCAAATACACCGATAAGTGCATCTTTAGGAACATCTAGTTCTTGAATCATTGCAGTAGCAATTTCGTCAGGTATTGGTTGACGACCATCGACAGGTTTGATGCCCTTACTAAAACTGTCACGGAACTTGATCCGTGCTGCTTCAAATTTGCTGATCATGGTAGCAGTCATGTTCGGTTCCCTTAATAATTTAATAATACACGAAACCATCCCCCGTGGGGGGGATGGTGTGACACTTATTTACTGACACACTCAGAAAGAAAACTCTTCTTCATCCTGTGACAACAATTCCTCCAAAATGTTATTGTGCTCAAACTCGATAGCATAATCAGCAACGCGACGTTGCAGTTCATCAACATCAAGATCTTCCACAATTTCTTCATCCTTACTACGTCCAGATGTTTCAGTGAAGATGTCAGAAACTGGTACACCTTGACTGATAAGTTGAACCACGATGTTACGGATGAGTTCTAAACTCTCAGTGGTATTAGATTCATGCTGGACGATGGTAACAATACCATACTTTTTGCCAGGGGCAGATCGAATCACTCGACCCATAGATTGAGTGGCAAAGATAGCAGAAAGAGTATTACGGAGAAAGACAACACCAGTGAACGCTTTTACATCAATACCTTCACCTAGCATGGCATAATGCAGGACAATAAGTTTCTCATCAGGATCAGCGCCAAGTTTATTCAAAGTCTTGATAAATGTGGTCTTGTTGACTTTCTTATCACCATTCACATATCCTTGGTTGATAGAGTCAATAGACAGAACTTTGTAACCCTTGGATGATGCCCACTCTTGAAGTCCACCAGCCAGCAAATCATTAATAGATTTGGTGCCTTGAGCACAGAAAAGAATTTTGTGGTTGGTGTGAGTGTGCTCTACTTCGTAGTGATCAACAACCTCTTTGATTGTTTTGAAGTTGACAGAAACCTCATCCATAGTGTCAAGGTCAGCATCACTCTTCAACAGGTGAATCAGAGGTGAAACAATAGCACCTTGCTTTACAAGTTCCGAGAATTGAACATTGACAATCTGCTCACCATATACATTTACGTTGTCCATTCCTGGACCAGTTACACTCCTAGACGCGGAATAACGTGGAGTTGCGGTGAAAAAATAGTTTTTATCTGCGTGTGCAGAGAGATACTTTACAGCATTAAAATGATCAGAAGATGTTGCATTGTGTGCCTCATCATAATATACAGCAGAGACAGGAATCATAGAGGAAACAATACGCTCCAGACTGTCATAGGTGACAAACAGAATCAGAGGTTTCTCTGCTTTTTGTGCAATGCGGTAGGTATCTCTAATCTCTTCAATGATAGTAGTAGGAGACTTTGGAGGAGTGATGCTAAACTTAAGAGCAGCACGATCACGTTGGAAAGTCTTACCTTCAGAAGAAATCTGACGGTACATAAAATTCACATCAGTCAGATGTTTGTCAAACTCAGTGAAGAGTTGCTGCGAAAGAAGTAGTTGAGGAGCAACAACAACTACGACATTACCAGGAGTAAGAAAACGACGAGAATCAGTGATCATCGCAAAAGTCTTACCACCACCAGTAGGACAAGTTACAATGCCCTTGCCATTGCACTGCAAAGCGTCAAGGATCTGCTGTTGGTGAGGGCGGAGGGTAAACATGCTTTGATTTCTTGACTCTTTTAATATACACGGAAACCATTCCCTGTGGGAGGAATGGTGTGACACTTATTTACTGGCACACTATCCCCAGTTTTCCATCCATTCATCTAAAGTATATCCTTCACCCGTGCTAGTTTCTTCTATTAACTCATCTATTGTCATTTCAATCAAATCCTCACGATATTCTTCAGTTGTTTGATCATTTTCAGGATCAAAATCATCATGGCAGAGATAGTCCCACTCTGCACATAGTGCATCAATCAGTTGTGCTTTAGTGTAGTTCATTAGTCTTTACCAAATACATCTTCGTAGGTTAAACTTTCAATACGTTTCACTTGTTCAGAATATGGTTTAGGATTCTCTTTTGGATCAAGAAAGTACCTATACATTGCACTACCTGGTGGTGGTAAGTCAGCAATCATTCTCTCTTTAGCAAGCATTAGTTTTTTTGCTTTATTATATCTTTCTCTTGCATCATCAAATGGTTTTGAGTGGACAGATTGAAAGTTCATGGAGTTATTCATCGACGAATCTCACTGATAGCGGGTTGACCTTGATTAAAGACAACATCAACAACTGCCTGAACT